AGAATATGCTACACCCATTTTATGTGTGTGACTTGGGCCAGTGTGAGTATGACTGGGACCTGTATGTGTGTGACTAGGGCCTACATAAGTTCCTGCTGCGTGAGTGTGACTCGGCCCTGCGTAGCTTCCTGCACCGTGGGTATGATTTGGCTGAGTCCAAGTCCCACTAGTGTGTGCTGCACCGCCAGGATCACCACCGGCAACTGAACCTTTAGTCACGAAGACCAGTTTATCGTCTAGCGTGTTCTTAATAGTCCATCCAACAGGAGCAGAGTCCTCGTAGAACAGTATATGCTTGCCAGAAGGGATTGTTGCTATAAATTCTCCTGCACTAGTCAGTTGTATTTCGTTTCCATCTTCGTCTTCCCAGTGAAGCTCGATCTTAGCGCTTACGTCCTTGCCATATAAGAAGGCTTTGTTAGCCACGTTAGAAGGTTTAGCTATTGGTGCTTGGAAGGTGACTTTTTCATGTTCACCGTGGTCAGCATCTGTCCCAGCAATAGCCATGTAGTGATCTTTCTCCATCCGCTCTCTGATATCAGTCTTAGCGTCACGTATCCTATCATCACCCAGTGATCTAGCTTGACCACCAGGAGGACTGGCTTCATAAGCAGCATTCCAAGTTCGTGTGTACGCCATCTTGCTTTATCTCCTTACTTTGGTCCTGTTTTGTTTGCTTCTGTCATCTGTAAGTGCAACAGTGCCCTATGTGTGCGTTCAGCTTGAGTAAGCCGGCGCACACGATACCCTTGACCCTGCTGTGGCCGAATCTGCAACCATTCACGCATTATAGATAGTTGCCTATGCTTCACTATAGAAAGCGGAAGTGTAATATCAACAATCTTAGCAATGTCCTCATGTACAGCTATCCTTAAGCTATACTGCGTTTTATATGCAGGGTCTTCTGGGATACGGTATCTTATCTTACCACCAATTCTCTTCTGTAGCCACTGCAGTACTGGCAAGTTAGTATTGCCAATGCCTATGTGTGCACCTGCTCCAAAGTCTCTAAGCGCTACACAACCTTCACCATCAAGAAAGCCTGTAATATAACCTTTTTCAAGCTCACTTAACATTATCTTATACTCCTTATTGAGGTACTGACTTCACGAAAGGATCAGCCCAGTATTGACCTAAGCCTGATCTATACTCAAACTCAGGCTTGATTTCCATATACGGCTTCTTCTGATCATCTAGCTTTGCTCTATCTAGTAAGTCTCTTCCAATCAACCACCAGTGTGTAGCTTGTTCTTTAGCCGCAGCTCCAAGTGAGTCGAAGCAGTACGCTGTGGCAAAAGCAATTAGTACATCGTCCTTGTTTCTTAGATCTGAGGTCTCAGCTCCAGTCCTAGTGCTTGGCCACGCAGACCAACGTGTATGCAGCACGTAGATATCATCAGGTATGCGGTGGAATTGCAGCTTGTCTCCCCACACTGAGTACCAATTAGACTTGGCCTCAGTGCCAGATTCAGGATAAGGTGCTCCAGTGTCTAGAAGTTGCGCTGGAAGTGGCTTGAGCCGACGTGAGTTTGTGCCAGAGATCAAGCTTAGTGTGTAGAGATTTCGAATGTCTTCGTAGCTTGCAGCTAGTGTAATATCGTCTTTAATGTCGTAGAGCTTTGTATGCGCAATCGTGGCTCCAGTTGTAGTAAGCTGCCTCAGCTCAGAGAAGTCATGCTCACGCACCGCTCTGATCTGAACACGGTTCACAATAGCTAAAAGCCGAGAATCAAAGTCATCTCGGTTGCCCAAGTTGGCCTTGACCTCGGCTTTGATTTCGTCGAAAGTCATCAAGCCCACAGCGAGTCTCCTTATCTGTGTGTGCCTATGGCGATAAAGTGAATCTCGCCAATGTCGACATCGTCTCCGACTATTACACCAACAGAGGAGACAACAGCATGGGTATGAGTTGCTTCAGCTGCGTTCGCTCCTGCAGGGACGTGAGTTTGATGCCCGGCCTCTAGAGGGTGCATAGCAATGTAGTCATGTCCTACGTCAGCAACGTCAAGTGCAGCTTCGAAGACCAGTCGGACTCCTGCGCTTGTAGTATGAATCTCAAGCTGAACGTCGTCTCCACCAAGCGTATCAGCTGAGTCAATCCACCGTTGTGGATTATCAGCTGCATCGTCAACTATTGTCCAGCAAGCCAGCCTTGGCATGTACCACCATCCTAGGATAGTCACGATATCAGCTGCATGAGCCTCAGCGCTGTGGATATAGTTAAGCTTAGCATCGTGCTTAATGAAGTTGATTATGATCACTGACGCACCAGAGAATTCTGCACCATTGCCAGTCAGGACAGTGTCACTACCACTAAGGAAGTTACAGTCATACTCACCTGCTGCTTGTGCTTCGCCAGTGCATACTGGCTTCCATGCCACGCCATCTACGGTCACAGAGATAATTGCTGCTGCAGCATCAGTGATAGTGATAACCTCACCAGCTAGTGATGCGTGACCAGAGACAGGCGTACCATCGACTGTATCGCTCTCAACCAAGTTGTCAGCCAGGATCTGGTTGCTAAGGGCTGGCCAGTAAGTCACGTAGGCAGTTGTAACTGCGTCAGCAGAGTTGAAAGTCAGGTGCGTCTTCCCAGTTGCAGGGGTAAAGTCAACTGCAACCTCGTTCGCGTCAGGGGTCAAGCTTTTGTCGATTATAGAGTAAGGCTTTGCGCCATCGCCGATGTAGAGAATAAATGCAGCGTCGTAGGCAAGGTCGCCTTCGTGAGTCGTGATTGTGACGCTCTCTTCATAGATCATTGGAGGTGGAAGCTCACGCGATGTTCCAGTGAAAGCATGCCCATGACTTACACCAGTGCCGCTTGTCTGCGCCTTAGTAGGATGATAACCATGGAAGCACTTGTCTGTCTTATTCCACTTTACTATGTGACCGTTGTCGGACACACCAGTCACGATTACTTCGAACAAAGTGGGAAAGTGATCTGTGATATCTGTGATCTCAGCTGGTGTAGATTGGTGATCTAAGGTAATATTGCATATACCAGTGAGCACCCCAAGGTCTCTAGATATCCTTTGAGCATGGGGCTGGTCTAGTGTTACTGCTGATGTATAAGCCATCGTACCGTTTTCCTTTCAATTCACGAAAGTGTCGTGATAGCTAAGGGTTAGTCTTCGTCAACCTCTTTGTCTTCATCGAAGTTGATCTCCTCTTGGAGCTCATCTAGCAGCTCTTCGAGCGTATCCACTTCGTCTTCAAGCTCGGCTATGAGCTGATCTTTTTCGTTATCAGCTTCGTTTATTACTATATTAACGTTCATTTTCTTCTCCTTGGGATTTCTGGAGGCTCTAAGTATCTAGAGCCCCCGTTAAGTTTTTTGACTAAGCTTAAAACGGACAGTTGAGAATCAAAATCTTGGCAGACTCGTCCTGAGACACTGCATAACAAGGCTCTTCTGGATTGGCACGTACTTCCAAGGTGAGGTCAGTAGAGCTCATCATTACAACTTGACCATCAGCTGAACCTGAGATTGCCTGGTTGATAGTAGCTGTGCCTTTAATCTTAATCCAGATGAAGTAAGTCGTGCCGCCTGTGTGCACGCCAGCAATAGTAGCCAGAGCGATACCAGCAAGCATTTCAACTCCGTCAGCGTCGTTGTTATCACTCACGACAGTATTCGTGCTATGGCCAGTCGCTGCGGCATAGGCAATAGGATCGTTAGCGGCAACGACAACTGTAGCTGTGGCGTTGACCAGTTGAACTCGCTTATAACACTGATTGCCCTCCCAGCGTAAGTTGCCTAAAGCGTCTTTCGGGACTCTAGGGGTTGCTGTGGTGGATACAATCACGTCCGTTAGCTTAGTTGAGAATATCTTTTGAGGCATGATTCTCTCCTTTCTAGGCTAGAACGGACAGTCTAGGATTATAAGTTTACCAGTCACGCTTTGGCACACTGCGAAGGTGTCTTGCTCAGCTGCGGCTCGCAGATCCAGGGTCTCGTCAAGGTTGTCCATGCACACCACTTCGCCATCTGCAGGGGTTGTGCCAGCGATTGCTTGGTTGATAACCACGGAGCCTTTAATCTGAATCCAGAGGTAGTAGACAGTTCCACCAGTATGTAGTCCAGCGCAAGCAGCTTGAAGTGTGCCAGCAAGGACTTCGACTGCGTCAGCATCAGTTACATCACTTACGACAGTGTTAATGCTATGACCAGTAGCCGCTTTATAAGCCACTGGGTCATTGGCTACACTGGCAACTGTAGCTGAGTCATTATCTAGCTTGACGTACTTGTAGCACTTATTACCTTGCCAACGAATCGAGCCCAAAGGCTCTTTTGCCTGCCTAGGTGCAGCTGTGGTTGACGTAACCACATCTGTTAGCTTAGTATTAAAAATCTGTTGAGGCATAATATCTCCTTCTAGTGCCTTGCCAGACCAGCCTTAGTGCGACTGGCCTGACTGTTTAAACTCCGACTGCCGGTGACACGGCCAAGCAGCCAATGGAGTACAGCTTACGCTGTGTCTATTGTATGATAGACTCCCTGGCACTTTGAACGTGCCAACTGGAAGCTACATGCGAGAACGATCTGAGCGGCTCTATCGTTGGGTTGCTCTGGGATTGGCTTCCACTCAGTCATATCGAAGTACATCATAGGATCGTAGATGAAATAAAGGAAATTCGTGTTCAGGATGTACATCCGAGTGTTAGCACAACTAGGCGACCAGATCATAGGAATGCCTTTGAATTCAACGTTTCGGAAACCAGCATCGCCAAGCAGCTTGTTGACGATTTGCTTTTGTTCCATGGTTTCATCTTCGTAGTATTCGTACGGAGTTTGACCACAGACAATGATGTCGGGACGGTCCTGGTTCAAGGTCTTCATGCAATTGTTTATCAGTGTACGCATGTCACTTACACCGTAGACAGCGAAGGACCTGCCAGTCGCACTAGTGGAAAATGTCCTCCACCAGGCGTTAGCAGCTACTGTTCTATCAATCCCACCCACGTTAACATCTCCGCAAGCAGGGTTGCCAGCTGCAGTATCAGGAACCAAGTCCTGCAAGCCAAAGGGTTGGTTATCAGCTGCGACCTTGGCTTGGAATAGTACGCTTTCCATTTCGTTGATACAGGCATTACGGGTGTTTTCCAGCTTGGAGTTCATGAGGTTGATAATCATGGACTTGCCACGGTTCTGCTGGTCATCTATACCAAAGCGGACAATAGGAACGGCCATATAGCGCCAGTCATACTTTGCGATAGTCAAGAACTCGTAGTCGTTCAAGGTGGTCACTCCACCCTTCGTGAGCCACGCGATTTGGTCGTTTTTGTCAAATGCAATAGGCTCAGATATCCAGCGCCCGCCTTCGACTGATTTCAGCTTGCCTTTCGACTTTAGCCAGAACCAGAGTGGACTGGCGGTGAATATATTATCACGCACAGTAGACTTCATCAGCTGCCAAGTTGTAGTGTACAGGTTGTCTAACTGCTCTGTTAGAGTAGCCATTAGACTTCCTCCTTGGTTAATGAATTAGTCTTAGTTGTTAGTCTTTACTTGGCCTGACCGCCGCCAAACACCTTGCTATAGGCTGCCTGTGCCGCTTCGTCTGACTTCATGGTATCGACGGGAACCGTCTTGCCCGACGTGGGAGTTAGTCCCCCAAAGTTGGGAGCGTCTGTGGCCTTTTCAGCTTCCGCTTTAAGGTCCGCTTCGCTCTTGTGCTTGGCTGCTTCCTCGGCGTCTTTGGTGAGTTGCTCGTCCACTTCCTTAGTCTTTTCAGGATTATGAATCCTGGCTAAGGTGCGAGCATCTTCTGGTGAGAGGAAAGGGTTTTTTGTGACCTCAGCTCCGATTTCCTTTTTAAGAAGTTCGAAGTCTGCATGGTCTGCTTTGCATTTTTCAATCTGCACTGTAAGATCCTTGCGCAGTGCTTTCTCTTCTATGTTGTCCACTTTGTCTGCAGTGGGCTTAGTGTCTGTATTGACTTTTTTGCTTACCTCGTCCACGATTACATCTAAGAAGTCTTTCCGTGACATAGCTTCTAGGTCCACGTTAGCCATGTCCTTGTCAGGGTCCTTAGGGTCAGGACCAGGGTCAGCAGTAGGTGGATTAGCCATATCAGACTGGACCTTTTCCATCCTGCTGTTTAAGGACGTCATTCCCTCTGCGAAGGGTTTAAGTATACCTTCTAAGTCTTCCTTGGTAACAGCGACCTTAGTGTCTGCGTTAGGATCCTGATTAGGATCTGTGTTACTTGGCTCCGCCATCTTTTATCTCCTCTTCAGGTTGAGATTGTTTTTGTGCTTCTTCATCTTGTGGTGGATTCCGTCTTACTATCTGCTTGATTAAGATCTTACGCTGTTTGTGGATAGCATGTATTCCACGTGTTAGCATCTGGCCAGTGATCTTCTCAACGTGAGTAATATGCACATCGGCCTTATCTGGCAGAAAAACCACTGTTATCCTTGGACTAGCTTCTCTTAGTGTTGTTGACATAGTGTATACTGTATTGTATATGATTAAGGGGCATAAATCAATTCACTTGACCCCTGGGCTTGAAAGTAATTGGTGGATCAAGGTACTTAGCATAGACACCGTGCTTGTCACACTCCTTTTTGAGCTGAGAGCGTGATGAGATATAGATCGGCTCAGGGCCTATATCGTTCCACCATCCAGCAGGAAAGAGCTTAGTGCGAACTCGCTTAATTAGCAGGCGCACGTTGGCTGAGCATCTAGGGCACGTAGGATAACTTGCAATCCGACACAAGGTCTCAAACTCGAAGCCACAAGAATTGCATTTAAGATCGTATAAAGGCATTACTTACTCTCAGTGCCTAGTGACTGCCTTGGCTGCTGCAGTCCTAGTCGTTGTGCATTTCCCAGCATTTTAGTATACTGGCTTATATCCATAGGGCGACTTGTACCAGCCTGCTGGGGTAAACCACGCATCAAGTCATCGTATTCTACACCGTGTAGCTCACGCAGCAAGTATCTAGTGAGCCCTGTAGGGTCTATTAGTGGGTTAGATTTTAACATGCTGTAGACTTGGATCGCTTTTTGCATACGCATGTCACGTGTCTGGGGGAGTGAGGTATCAGGATCAACGTGAGTTTCGTAGCGACCTTCACCAAGCATCTGGCCTGTGAACTCGACCCACAGCTTGATTCCACCTGGGCCAACTATGTCCATTACTTCTTCCTTACCCCAGTAACGAAATAGGAGCCCATGCCAGTCAGTCACGATTTGCGCAATCATGTCTGCCACCATGTCACGCCTTTCGTCTATTCGTATGCCTGTAGCCGCTTCTACGATTCTGGACTCTGCTGCAGTAGGTGGTGTAGATCCCACACCACGTTTACGTCCAGCTGCGAAGCCACCAAATTGGTTACGGCTAAGGCCAACAGTCTCACGTATATCGTTCATCACTTGTTGTCCAGCTTGGTAGAGAGTATCAGGTACTTTACTCATCTCCATAGGAAGAATAGCTCCAGCAGGTGCTTGCTGTGTCCAGACAATAGGTGCCACATCAGATGAGACTAGTTTAAGCGCCTCAGTCTCGTCTATGGCTCCGATCTTGACTAACAGCTTAACTATGCTTACGCGCCGATGTTTCATGGCTTGAGTGCGTATTTCATTCAATTCAAGCTGTTGTGGTTCTAGAATCGTGGACTCAGGCACACCCCAGAAGACTTCATCATCATCGTTGAAGATCAAGTCGTAGAAATTAAAACCAGACGACGTCCTTAACTCATCTTCGCCCTCGTAGAGGATCTTGTTTTGATTCTTGGCTAGCACGATAACCGTGCCATACCATGCCTCGTGGATTTCGTAGAGCTGGACAAGCTCAAGTGGTTGAGTGTAACGAAAGTCTTTATCAGTGTCCTCGCCTATACCAGGCTTAGTATCTGGGCCAAGGTCGGAAGTATTCTTGAATCTAGGGTCGGCTTTGACGTCGTCTACAATGCGCTCAATCTGATGTGCTACCCAAGGAGCATCGTCTTTGTCCTCAGATCCAGCTGGGACTAAAAACTGACCAGGGTGGACACGTAAGAACCAAGGAGTGTTTTCTAGGATATGCGCTGTCCACTCAACTCGCCTTCCTCGCTTACCAACAGTAGGCGCCCCAGTTTGTGCACCATACTCAGGGCTAGGTGAGAACTGAGCACCAAAGCCCAGCTTGCCAATTCCAGTGCCAAAGCGAAAGGAATCACGCACTATTTTCTTAATCTGCTTTTTTACCTTCAGCCGCTTCATCAGCTTATTGTCGGCCCTTTCTAGGATTTGGGCGAAGGCAATATTGAGCAATCCAGGCTTGGCTGGTGAGATAGATATGCCTGGATTACGGAAGTAAGTCCTAGGTACAATCGTACGCTCCATCGCGAAGAACATGTTTACAGGCAAGATGTTTTCATCCCATTCACCACGATAGTACTTACGCCAGATAGGCCAACGCTGTTGCTTAGTATAGATTTTCCTATACTGCTCCGCTGCATTAAGCTGCGTTGTCCAGAAAGCTGGTGAAGTAACCTCTTTGTAGGTTATATTTTGCATCTAGTCCTCCTAGTCCAGCCAGCCCCAGGAACGAAGCTGAGCAAGATCAGAATTTACTCGTTTTCCAATATCTAGTCTATATTGCTTGTCTAGCATGCTAACACTGTCTAGTGTACGATAAACACGCCTACGTACCTCTTCAACGTCACGCCCATGTGCAGTCGCTTTGAGCACCACACCATCGCCAGCTGCCCAGAAGTAGTCAGACCCCTGTTTGTAGACGTCAGTTAGGTAGATATGCTTTAAGTTCTCGGCATGAAGGCCTAGTACTGGCACGCCTGCAAGTTTGGGATCTGGCTTAGCCATAGGCCACGGTGGTATGGTCATGCGCACTGCAATAAGATAGTCCCAAGAAACGTCCATGTTTTTCTTAGTACCTTGTGCAGTCTCAAAAATGACATCTGAGACTGGCTCCATTAGACCTTCCATCAGGGCTTCTAGTGCATCGTAGCTAAAGCTGATAAAGGGCTTTAGGGCATAAGCCTTGTCCTCAGTGACTATGCAGCTGATGCCCAGCGGGCCACGATAGCCTTCACTTCGTAGTGCAGCAGTTAGCTTAAGCAAGGTCTCTTTGACCAGTTTATTCGGTCTCTTGAGAGCAAGGACTACGTTGCCCATACAGTCAGTAACCTGCCCCATGTTTTTGTACAAGAATCGCTTCTCTTCGAAGGTATGAGTAAAAGGTGTGATCCAGTCTCTCCCGTTAAACCAGCCTTCGGCTATGATTTCTATGCCTTCTAGTGCCTCTGCCTCTTCAGGGATAGCAAGTCCATTCTCTTCCAGTAGGTATAAGCCCGCTTCTCGTTGTAGCTCCAGCCTGCTAAGTGGATGGAAGCCTAATGTGACTTGGTTTCTGCTGCGCAGTAGTGAGTACAAGTGGTCAAAGCCAACTGTGTCTGCTAGTATCAAGTCCGCGTTAGCCATATGTGGTCGCCAAGAGCTTACTCGCTCAACTAGACCTTGGCCTGCAAGCCTGTACTGGCTGTCTGATATCCAGACTTTGACTTTGTGGCCTTCCTCTTGCATTTTCTGAGCCAGGCCTAAGCCGTCGCCTTGTGCACTGAGCATTAGAACTCTCATTCTAGCTACCTGCAGCTCCGATAAAGCATGGGCCTGAATCTTTCTTCTTCTTCTTAGCAGCGGCTTGCTGCTTAATCCATGCAGCCTGTTCTATAGGCTCACCGCCTTCAATCAAGGTCCTTTTGACGTAGGCGTTGTAGCCTATGCGATCAAGCTGACTTGGTTTGTCATTAGCCATAAGATCCTCCTGGTGAAATTTCTATTGCATGTTGGTCTGGAATAGGAAACTTAGGCGCTTTGCGCTCAGCAAGTATTCCTTCTAAACTGAAAGGGTTATAAGCTGGCTTGATGTAGGATAGTAATGTCTTCTCTGTGTTGAGTACACTGTCCACTAAGCCAACTGCTGCCATAGCCATTGCTAGTACACGGTCATCTAAGCAACCTGACTGGGCTTCAAGCTTCTTCTCTACGGTTTCGATGAAGGTAGAAAGCTCTGCTTTAAGCAGTTCTGAGTGGATAAGAAGCTCTGTTGCCAATAGTTTTCTTAGCAGTGAAATGGCCACTGCTTTTCTAATTCCGCTTGAGAGGTAGCCGTAGCAATCTAGTGTACTGCCTAGTTTAGATTTGTAGATCCTGTATTCAGGGTATAGATGCCGCAAGTAGTCTAAGGTCACGAGTCCGTGGTTGTTCGCTTCCACCACTATGTAAGCCTTGTTGTAATGCTCTCCTAGGTCAGCCAGCATTTTGCCAAAGTCATCAGGCTTGCGAAGGTTGCTTGTCCACTCAGCTACCTGCTCCATAGAGTCTAGGCAGATGACTTGGGCCACGCTGTTGTCTTGCTCTAAGCCACCAGCAGGGTCAGCACCGATGAGATACGTGCGATCTTTCCGAGGGTGGTCTTCTAATGCCCAAAGCTCACGATCAACCCGCTTCCATTCTTTAGTTGGTACATAGCGTACCTTGAAGAAGACTGAACTTCCAGCCGCTTGAAAGCACTCATCTAAGGTGATTGGATATTCTTGCTTGAACCGCCTGAGATCGTAGTCAAGCTCATCTAGTTTCTCTCTGCGCCAAGACAGTTGCTTGGCACTTAGCCCGTAGTCAGTATAAAGAATGTCCTCTTCGAGGTCAGGGTCTAACGAGTCTAGAAAAGCAGTCTCTGCCTCAGGGGACAGGTCGTGTGAATACTCAGGAAAGTCCAGCCAGTTGAAGAAATGCAGTCTAGTTTTAGACTTGCCAGTAGCCGCGCCCATAGCCCTACGGTGGAAGAAGTTCCCAACGCCGTTGCCAGTGCTTTCCATGGCTAGTTCTCCAGTAGGAGGAACAGCCTGGAAGAGGCCTGTGCAAAGTAGTTCGGGCTTGGGCCAGAACGCTAGCTCAGAGCAGTGTAGCTCTGTGATCGTATCGCCACGACCAAATGCGCGGCTTCCTGCTGTTCCGATATAGAACATCGAGTTGGTTTTAGGAAAGACGAGTTCATTCTTGCTAGCGTGCGATATGACTGGCGCAGGCCCACGGAAAGTGGAGATAAAGTAGTGAACACGGCTAAGCATTCTTTGAGTTGATTCACGGTCATGTGAGATCACAACAGCGCGTCGATTTTTTCTTCCTAAGCAGCGGATGAGGTAGCGTGCTAGGAAGTAAGAAGACACGCCCTCTTGTCTAGCCTTAGCAATCAAGTCATGGCCAGTAAGAGCTGCGTCTAGCTTGCGCTGAGTCGAGTTCAGCTTGAACGGCATATCAACGCCATTCTTGTCCACAATGTTGAGCAAGGATTCTATTGCATGTGCTTCAGGCGTCATTTTTATCTTTTTATCTTTTTATCTTTTACTTTTTATCTTTTACTTACGGCCTTCGGCCGTGGAAGTTATCTCTTTGTGGAGTGCCCAGTTAAGGTCTCTTTTAATCTTGAGCCAAAGTAAAAAGCGATAATCGTGCCAAGGACTAGATGCTGACTAGTGTCTAGTGAAATTGGCTTGTGCACGTGGCTAAACCACTCAGCCAGATTCTCACCCCAGATGACGTAGAACTCAGTCAGCAATGCACCTAGGCCACCGAGGGGGCGTACAAGGCCATTCAGAAGGCGAATCAGCCAAGGTTGCTTCTGAGTTGCCAGCTCTGTCATGAAGAGCTTTCTGGCTGAGTCAGTAGAGGCCTCAGACAAGCCCATTAGCTGAGCGTATTCGCTAGCTTTCTCTATTTCAGACATTTTCTTCGGAGGAAGAACTCTTTCGCCGATGAACTTAGCTGCACCAGCCAGAGGCTTGAGTGCCACAGTGATAGGACTTAAAAAACTTAAGATCCCCATGATAACTCCTTGTAAAAGTCTATGATTTCTAGGTAAAAACCATCCAGTCCTTCAGTCATACGCATGAATTGCTTAAACGTGTGTCCAGAGTTCAGCACGGCACGATGCTCTTTTAAGTAACCAGCTTGACGAGCAAGTAGTACGCAGGCCAAAGTGTGAGCCTCGATATTGCCACTGTGGAAGAGTATAGCTGTATGACCTGGGACTAGGATTTCGAAGGTGTCTTTGTAGCGCTGGCCGTGAAATCGCTTACAGGTGTACTTGCCTGCAGGGACTTGGAATTTCTCAGGATCTTGGCTGTCGGGCTCAAGTGTGGAGCAGAAGAGCAGGCCGTCAATCAGGAAACTGCCTATAGTTCCAAAGCTGGAATCTTCTAAGCGAATTAGTTTGCTTTGCATCTTATCTCCTTATGGACTCCCCAAAGCGTTTATCTCAGTATCTGATAAGACTCTATTGTAGAATCTTAGGTCTCGAAACCACAACGGGCCGAAGAGGCCGTATCCAAGTCGAATATGGCCATCTGCAGCAAAAGCACCATCAAAGTTTGCCTCTGCACCCCAACCTATACCTGAGCCTGTATCTCTTCCAGTTCTGTACTTTCCACTATAGCCCCACTTGACTGCAAGTTTGTACCAAGTATTAGCAGCGAAGTAAAGAGTCCTGTCAGCAGCAGTAGTGCCATCGTAAGATCGTATCTTAGGCACTCCACCAGCTTTCCGATCGCCAAGGAGCGATTGCGCGCTGGGAGAAACTGAAACTAATCCATAAGCACCATCTCCGTGATCGCTATGAGCATATCCAAACCTTACCCATACGACCACTGTACCTTTAGCACTAAACAACCCACTTGGGTCAGTCCAGTAAGGACGATCTGATTCTGTGGCCCTCGTGGCGGTTGCACCAGAGGTGGCGATGCGAGAGGTGCCTACTTTACCAGCCTCAAGTTGATTGTAGTCAACTGCTATTTTGTCTGTATCAATAGCAATCCTGATTCCGCAGATAGGATTTGCCTGGCCCCTTGTGATAGTGTGTCGATACCAAGCAGTTGTGGAAAGATACGCTTTAATATCTGTCCAAGTGCCCCCGTTGTCGTCAGTTACTTCAATATTGCCGGTGCCTGTAATTCTTTTTATTGAAACTGAGTAGGCATAATCAGCATTAGCAAGGACAAGTGTTTGAAGAACAGTAGCATTGGCAGCCGTTGCCAAAAAAGAAGACGCTGAGTTTATAACGCCATCTTCTCCTACTTGATCTTTGGCTGCTGTACAGTTCGTCTCAACCCACACTGCATCAGTCAAATCACGCGCATGGAGCAAGTTGTTAGTTGCACCAGGCTCAATCAAGATAGCCCTGTGTCCGCCTACGTGTTCAAAGCGAGGAATGTCGGTAAGGGCGGTTTTAATCAAGCCAGTTGAGGCATCAACATAAGAAGCAGATGAGCCTCTAGTATGAGTACCAGGTCCTAGTACAAGCCGTCCAAAGCTCGGAAGTATGTCTGTTTCCAAAGGTAGCCAAAATAATCCACCTTGAATACCCCAAGCACCGCTATGAAACCAACGGTTTCCACCGCTCCACTTCAAATCTCGCATTAGTTACCTTTCTACTTTCTCATTAGGAGTGTAACATCTACATCACCACCTGAGCTTCCAGAGAAGCTTGGGCGCAGATAACGAGGAATATAACCTAAAATGCCTGCAGCAGTAAACGAGAATTCTGATGTGTTTAAGTTGGTGATGTCTGCGTAGTTCGTTCCATCGTTAGAACCTTGTAGCATTAAAGTTTCCGAGTTGAACGTACCTGTGGCTTGAATAGAGATATGCGAAACCCATGTGGGAACTTCGATTGGACTACCAGTATCACCACAAGTCACCGTTTCCCAGAACTCTTCCTGCATTCTGCGTGGTGCGTGAACTGTTGTAACTCCTGCTATAACGCTCATAACTCCTCCTAAGATTTTAAAGTTGACTCCAGGGCTATGCCCCGGGGGGATCTTAGCCATAGAGTCCCTCAGGTTAAACTATCTCTTAGATAATCTGCTCTGCCCAGTTCAAGGTGACTGAGAGCGCTGCGACTGCAGCTGGGACTATAAAGTCGATAGTCAGCTCGCCCGTAACTTGGTCGTAAGCAGCTGCGTCAAAAACTTGGTCTACGACTAGATCAGTGCCATCAATCTTCAAAGTGGCTACAAAAGCAGCAGGAAGTTTCGCGACTGTGCTGTCTAACACTGTGGCTGTATACGTGATTGAATCACCTTCATATCCGCTGACGGCTGATAGAGCCTCGGCAGTTACATTAACTGATCTGGTCTCTCCAGTTTCAAATGGAGTTCCTCCACTTGCGCCTGATAAAAACTTAATTCCTATTGTCATTTTCTGACTCCTTGATTAAAGGTTTAGTTTCAGTTACTTTAAGCTCTAAGACTCGCTTTACTACATCCTCAGCAGTGTCTCTGCCAGGATCTTTGCGCTCGTAGTATCCATGGGCTTTCAAGTACTTCTCAGCCGCTTTGAGCCGCACTTCGATATCCTCGTTGTCTAAGCCTTCACGTATAGCAGCAACTGCTTTGTAGTAAAGTGCCTTGAAGTCAGTATCTAGTTCGTTGATCTTGGCCTGCATATAAGCCTGGCCAACTTTGGAATGGATAATCCTGCTAAGCCACCATTTAGATAGCTTGACCGTGGTAGAGATCGTATCTCGATCAATCCCCTCTAAATACATAAGCAAAACTAGCTCATGCTTTGGCTGCAGCTCTTTGAGCTCCCAGTTTTTCTCACCTTGATCTATATCTTGTTCAGCCTCCGGCTGTGGTTCTATAGACTGATCGTCTCTATCTGACTCGATTTGATTTTCTAACTGTTGAAAGCTATACTCCATCTTTTACTTTAACTCCGCTTTGTAAACCTTGCTACGCTGATGCGCCTTCTTAATTGCCTTCCTTCCTAAGGCGCCTACACAGCGCTTCCATGCTTCAGCTGACTTGAGTCCTTTTTTGACATAAGCAATCACGCAGCTATGTGCTTTCGTGGTATGGATTCCTTTTCCTTTCTTGATGCCAGCGCTCCTTGGACTGACACCTTCCTTCTTATAAAGCGCTTTAATCGCTTTGGTCATAATCCACTTCTAACTCCCACTCTGTCCAGCCCACCGTAAAACTATAAAATCCTAGGAAGAGCGTGACATACCACTTACCTAGTCCTACGCCGAGAGCTAGGCTCTCTAGGGCCTGAAAGCCATGGTTGAATTGCTTTGTATAATCTGGCGTGGTTGGCATGATTCCTTATGCTATTGTATCATCTAAGGTTAAGAGAAATCAAATCACTTGGGCCCAGGCACTGGGAGCGAAATCTGTTTACTGTTTCCTAGCTGTACCTTTTCATTGGGCTGCTTATACACATTGGAGCGTGCAGTTTTGGTTTTGTTTTTGGCTAGGATTGAGCAGGGGTGCAGGATATTAGCCATGCAATTCATGGTGTGTGTCGTGTGTTATCATGGTGTGTGTTCATTTTAAATGGTGTGTAACATATACATATTACAAGCAATATCACCATTGACAATGATGGTGTGTGTGTTATCATGGTGTTAATGGTGATGATCATATCAATATGATCGAATCAACACCATGATGGGTGGTGAATGTACATGGCGGACAAACCACAACAATCACCCCAAGCGCAACAACAAATTGATATGGAATTGCTGAAAGCGAACCGTGATGCAATCCTGGCAAGCGCACAAGATTGGGGTATTGCACACCGTGTTGTTGAAGCATTGGGACGGTTGATCGACACCCTCAAGTGAGGGGATACAAAGTCCACAATGGAAGGAGGTGATAATCGATGGGACAATACACAGAAGAGCAGGTTGAAAAGGCCATAGAGGCACTGGATAAGCGAACCAAGCGCACAGTGGATAAGAAAGCCACAAGGACTCTGGTCAGGACAAACAGGGCCAAGATCCTTGAAGCCGTTAAGGTTGCCAAACTTGATGCCAATGTAATCAAGGCGCTGGGCAAGGTTATAGGAATGCCACAAGTGGGTTAATTCAACCGGACGAGGGCTAGGGCAGGCAACTGCTCTGGCCTTTCTTTTTGCCCTGTTTACAGGCAAGTGGTTGAAATCATTGGACATTTTCCCTCTGTTTACAGTTGTCTTTCATAACCCATTGAAATCATTGATGTTTACCTGTCTGCAATGTTTACATGGCCCCCCCAATACCCCACAAATCCATTTACTTCTTTCTTGTACTTACTTACTTACTTACTAGTGTGTGTGTGTGTGTGTGTGTGTGTGTGTGTGTGTGTGTTGTGTGTGTGTGTGGTGTTTTAGAGAGCTGGGTTTGAGATAACATATAAAAGCTGTGAGTATTTATTTGGGG